TTGGGGAGAACCAGGCACCCCCCTCGAAGAATTTACAGGCCCTCGCAAGTGGCAGGAAAAAATTTTACGAGATATTTCCATACACATACAACGCAACAACGGAAAAGCCACACCAGAGATGTTTAGACTTGCTGTCGCAAGTGGTCGTGGTATCGGCAAATCAGCCTTGGTCGCATGGCTCATACTTTGGATGCTCTCAACCAGAGCTGGTTCTACCATTATCGTTACCGCTAACACCGAACAGCAGCTTAGAAGTAGAACTTGGGCGGAATTAGGTAAATGGCTAACGCTTTCGATTAACAATCATTGGTTTACAAAAACAGCTACCACAATTAAACCTGAAGCGTGGTTTGAAGAAGCACTAAAAAGAGATCTTAAAATAGATACAGGCTACTACTACGCTCAAGCGCAGTTATGGAGTGAAGAAAACCCAGACGCATTTGCTGGTATTCACTCTAACTACGGAGTTTGTCTCATCATGGATGAGGCATCAGGCATTCCTGCGCCTATATATTCCGTATCAGAGGGGTTTTTCTCCGAACCCACCGAAAATCGTTTTTGGTTTACCTTCTCAAATCCACGCAGAAACACAGGCCCATTCTATGATTCTTTCCATTCCAAGCGTAAATTCTGGGAATTAGAGCAAATCGACTCACGCACAGTTGAGGGAACTGACCAAAACCTCTTTCAATCCATGCTTGAACAATATGGTGAAGATTCAACAGTCGCTAGAGTAGAAGTTCTAGGTGAGTTTCCCCATGCAGACGATGATTCTGTTATTCCAATGGAACTTGCCAGAGCAGCATTAGGTAGAGATGTTGCACTCAGCGCAAGTGATCCGATAGTTTGGGGATTAGACGTAGCTAGATTTGGTGGCGATAACTCAGCACTATGTGTCAGACAGGGCAACACAGTTTTTGAAATTAAGACTTTTAAATCGATGGATTTAATGCAATTATGCGGTGCGGTTAAAAACTTATACGATGATGCAACCGCAATGAACAGACCACAAGAGATCCTTATAGACGTAATTGGTTTAGGTAGTGGTGTTGTTGACAGACTTTCAGAACAAAATTTACCTGTTAGGGGTGTTAATGTATCTGAGTCTCCAGCGACCAGTAAAAACTATTTAAACCTGAGAGCAGAATTGTGGTTTGCGATAAAAGATTGGTTGGCGCAACGTGATTGCCGACTTCCTTATGATGATGAGCTTGTAGCGGAATTGGTTGCGCCTTCCTACAAATATACATCAACAGGAAAAATAAAAATAGAGTCAAAAGAAGAAATGAAAAAAAGAGGAATTAAATCTCCAGACAAAGCAGATGCACTTGCATTAACCATGGCAAGTTCGGCTGCAAGTTTTGGTGGAGGAACTTCCTTTTTGGGTTATAATTTCAAGAAACCTTTAAAATCCAAAATTCTACGAGTAGGTTAATGAACAATACAGAAGATTTAATGCAAATGTTAAATTTACAAAACATGAACATTTTACAACAGAACAAACAAGTTCCTTTTGTAGACAGAGTATTAAATCCAAGAAATTATCCGAGTCCTAGTATTTTTGATGATGCTGGAAGAATGCAAACGCATTTTATGTCTGCAACACCAGACAAAGATGGTAATTGGTTTGCTTACCCAAATATAGTTTTTGAAAATGGTAAATATAGAAAGGTTAATAAAAATGAAGATGAGGCTTTGGCTGAAGCAATAAAAAATAAAAATGTAGTGTCTTTTGGTAAAGATAAAAACTCAGCCTTAAATTTTTCTAAAAATTATAAACCTTTAGAATTTAAAGAATATTACAAAGGTTTGTTACAGGAATAAATATGGAATACAAGAAAGAACAAGATACAGTTAGCCAAGAAGCCAACGAAGAAGAACTGCAAGGCATCTTAAAATCTGAGCTAGACGATGCCAGAGATTACATCGAGCAAGTAGGCGAAGATAGAGCTGAAGCAACTGAATATTATTTAGGTGATGCACCCAATGGACAAAGCTCCATGCAATCTGAATATGTTTCAACAGACGTTAGAGACAGCGTACTGTTTATGCTTCCGTCTATCATGCGAACTTTCTTTGGTACTAATAAAATAGTTGAGTTTGTACCACGCAACGCAGAGGATATACCTCTTGCAACCCAACAAACCGACTACATCAATTACATCATTCAACAAAAGAATCCTGGTTTCAAAGTTTTATATGACGTGTTTAAAGATGCACTCATTAGAAAGACTGGTTTTGTTAAAGCCTATTGGGATGACAGCATAACTGCATCCACCCACGAATACACAGACGTATCACCAGAGGGTTATCAAGCTCTCATGTTAGATCCTGATGTAGAGATCGTAAAAGAGAAAGCAGAAATGCAATCTATAATGATCATCAATCCTGAAACTGGTGAAGAGGTAACACAAGAATCTCCTGTTAGTTATGACCTAACCATCAGACGAGTGAAAGGTAAAAACCAAGTGTGTATCGAGTCCATTCCACCTGAAGAAGTTTTAATATCTAGGTATGCCAGAGACTTACACAGTTCTCCTTATGTAGCACACCGCATGATTAAAACAGTTAGCGACTTGGTTGCTATGGGTTACGACAAAGATGACATGGAACAATACGCTGGTTCAGGTAATTTAATTGATGCCGAAACTTTTGAAGAAGAAGAAGCAAGAAATCCATATTCAGACGGAATTTTTGATGCAAGAAACGATGCAGGACAAAAGAATGTTTTGTACGTTGAACACTATTTATTTTATGATTTAGATGGCGATGGAATAGACGAAAGGATAAGAGTATGTACTGTAGGCAATGGCTTAAATATAGTAAATACAGCTCAATGGGATGACCTTCCGATAACTCTCTTCTGTCCTGATCCCGAACCGCACACCTCCATCGGTTCTTGTCCAGCAGATTACTTGAAGCCTATTCAAGCTGCTAAGTCTCAAATTATGCGAGACACACTTGATAGTCTGGGCCACGCCATCTTCCCTCGCATGGGAGTCGTTGAAGGACAAGTCAACATTGACGATGTACTCAACACCGACATAGGACAACCGATTAGAATGCGTGCGCCAGGTATGGTGCAACCTTTCGCAGTTCCTTTTGTTGGTAAAGAGGCTTTCCCCGTTCTGTCTTACTTAGACGAAGCGAAAGAAAATAGAACAGGTGTATCTAAGGCATCGGCAGGACTAAACGCTGACGCATTACAAAGCTCAACTGCATCGGCAGTCTCAGCTACCATGTCAGGCGCACAAGGTCGAGTAGAATTAATCTGCCGACACTTTGCCGATGGCATGAAAGATTTATTTAAACTGGTCAACAGCTTGGTTGTTAAACACCAAGACCAACCAGACATGGTAAGACTTAACAATGAGTTTGTTCCAATCGATCCTCGTTATTGGGATAGCGATAAAGACTTAGTGGTCAACGTGGCTATTTCAAAATCTAGCGACATGGAAAAAATGAATGTATTAACACAACTTGCACAAAAGCAAGAACAAATGCTTACAACTCTTGGGCCAAGCAATCCATTGGTATCACTACAACAATACTCAAACACCATTGCTAAAATGATAGAAATGGCTGGTTTCAAAGACGTACAATCCTTCATTAATACTGAAGTGCAACCTATACCACCACAACCAGAAAAACCAACACCACAAGATATGTTGGCTCAAGCTGAAATGGAAAAAGCAAAAGTATCAGCACAGAAAGCTATGATAGACGCAGAAACAGATCGCATGAAAATCATCATGGATGATGACAGAAACCGAGATGAGGCAGAGGCTAACATTAGACTTAAAGCTGCTGAACTAAATGCTAAGTATGGCGCACAAGTGAACGTAGCAGAAATCAATGCGCTTATGGAAAGAGACAGAGAAACCATAAGACAAATTGCCAAGACCAATGCACAAGGATTGTTCACAGGCAATGGCAGCTAAAATATTTGATATAGAAATATTAGAAGATGACATGGTGTATGTCGGTTCTGGAATCCAAGCCAAAGATGAAAGCCACGCACTAGCAATTATGATTATTATTTCTAATGGTATGGTGAACGAAGATTCAGAAATAATTAAATTTGAGGAAAAAACTTTACACTAATGAAATTCAATAAAATTAAAAATCTAGTCGGCTCACTCGCACCAACCATAGGAACTGCTTTAGGTGGCCCTATCGGTGGTATGGCTGCAAATATATTATCTGAAGCATTGGGTGTAAAAGCAGATCCACACAGTATTGAACAAGCAATTCACAACGCTACACCGCAACAATTATTAGAACTTAAAAAAGCTGAAAAAGATTTTGAAGTTCAAATGAAAGAGTTAGATGTAGATGTCTATGCTTTACAAACCAAAGATATACAAGACGCAAGAAAGAGGTTTGGCGGTGATTGGACTCCTAAGTTTTTAGGCTCATTAACTGTTGTTGGTTTCATTGGTTATATATTTATGATTACTGCATATCCTATCGATGATTCTTCTGACGATATAGTCATGCTTATTCTTGGTTACTTATCTGGTATAGCATCAGCAGTAATTTCTTTTTACTTTGGTGCATCTAATAAAACATCTGAGAAGTAATGCTCAACTTTTTAAAAAAAAAGGAATCTATAGATTGGGAACAATATCCTAACTTCTCACCCGAAGAGTTTGCTTGTCAACATTGCGGTGAAAATGGTATTAGTGAATTATTATTAGATAAGTTACAATTACTGAGAACTGAACTAGATTTTCCTTTCAAGATTACTTCGGGATATAGATGTAAAGATCACCCGATAGAAAAAAAGAAAGTTAATCCTGGCGCACACAGAGATGGTTTGGCTGCTGACATAGGTGTTAGAGGGCAGAAAGCATACGAAGTGATATCTCAGGCAAAAGAGTTTGGTTTTACAGGAATAGGTGTTGCGCAAAAGGGTAATAGTAGATTTATCCATTTAGATGTTTCACCACAAAAACATACAAGGCCCAGACCTTGGATTTGGAGTTATTAAGGAGAAAATTATGAAAAATGTGTATTTAATTTTGGCTGGCTTATTTGCAACTTCATGTGCAACAGTAGGCTCTGTTATAGAAGGCGGAAAAAATATCGCCATGACTACAGTTGATACAACCGTTAAAACTGCTGGCTCTATCTCAAGTGCAGCATTAAAAGATGTTAGTGGCGTTGTTAATACGGTGGCTGAAACTTACGATGGCGTAATTACTACAGTTGTTGAAAATGTTGACAAACAAACTGACGAACTTCAAGACGACAAGTAAATTATTTTAAGGAGACAATTATGGAATTTTTATTTTGGACAGCAATTATAGTAATAGGAATAGGTCTATGTATTAGACACTTCCAGCCTGATAGATGGGAAGCTCTTAAAAAGCTAATTAAAAACTAATGGAGCTTTCTCCATGGATCTTGTGGAATGGCCTCATAACATTGGTATATATACCAATTATTACTAGCCTAAGATCAACCTCAAGTGAGATTAAAAGAGTTGATATTCTTCTTAACAAAACAAGAGAAGAGTTGCCAACCAAGTATGTAACCAAACATGAGTTGCACAAAGACATGGATAGAATTTTTGACAGATTCGACAAAATAGACGAAAAAATTGATAAACTATTAAACCTATGATTAATTTGAATCCAGACTTACGAGATCTTATGAATATGATCGGCTCTACCGACCAAGGTTATTCAAGCGGTCAACAATACGCACAATCAATCGCTGGTGGTGAAAACGTACCAGGCATGATTGCACCAGGCGTAAGTTATTCAGCAGCAAGACCAGAGGGTTATACTCAAGCTCAGTTAAATGAAGAAAATAGATTTTACAATCCAGGTCTAGTTCCAGTTATGCCAAGCGCACCGACAAAAGGCAGTCCACTAACAATAGAAAATCAAATGCCTTACGCTCCAGCAGGAGTAACTACACCAGAAAGATATTTACCAATCATTAAAGACCAAGAGTCTCTTAAAAACTTGGCAGATTTATTTAATGCAAATATGCCTAGTGGTACTGAAGTTTCTCTTGATCCATTTATTGATGGCGAACCTATGGCAATAGATGATCTAATGCCAAACATAGACTACACAAGTGATTTTTCTGATTTTAGTAGAGACACTACGCCAAGCGTAGGATCATCGCCAATAGATTTCTCATTTAATCCATTTGTTGATAGTTTACCTTATGAACCAGTAGAGATTGATCCAATGCCTGAACCAGTAGATGTACCGGTTGATCCAATGCCAACTTACACAATTCCAGAACTTCCAGTTGTATCTTTACAAGACAATTCAACAGGCCCAGTTGATATGCCATTTATTCCAAATGAACCATTAATACCATCCGTGTCAATGCAAGATTATAACGATCAATTAATAAGAGAAATTTTAGATCCAGTTTCAACATCGCTACCAACATCAAACTTTGGTGGTTATGATAGTGTTAGAGGCTTTCTAAGATAATGGCATCACAAGAAGAGATCTTAAAATCCAACGAAGCTGAATTAATCTTAAACAGCGAAACATTCAAAAACGCTATAGAACATCTCAAAGACGAATATGTTAATCTTTGGTTATTAAGCAAACCAGAAGAAGTAACCAACAGAGAATCACTCCACAAAGCAATCAAATTACTCCCCGAAGTAGAAAAACATCTACGCATCATTATAGAGAAAGGAAAAATCACAAAATCACAACTTAGCAGATTACACAAAGTTGTGTAAAAAATGTGCTAATTTTGTGTAAATACTGTTAAAATAACCTTTTACATTTTAGGAACTTATCATGGCAACAACGGAAAAACCGACTGCTTTACAATCCAACATGGAAAAAGCAGCTCATTCAATGGAAGCTCTACTGACTCCTCAAGAGGAAGTACCAGTAGAACCCCAAGAAGAAGCAGCAGTAGAAATTACTGAGGAAGAAATCGACCAAGAGATCGAAGAATTGATTGAGGAAGAACAAACCGAAGATGATGACTACGAAGAAGAAGAACAGTCAGAGGAAGATCAAGTAGAAAACTTGGAGTCCGAAGAACCTCAACTCTACACCATTAGTGTTAATGGCGAAGATAAGCAGGTTACCCTCGAAGAACTCCAAAGTGGTTACAGTCGTCAGCAAGACTATACGCGCAAAACGCAAGAATTGGCTCAACAAAGAAAAACGATTGAGAACCAACAACAAGAGTTAGCGCAAAAAGACGCAATTTATTCTCAGTTGCTACCGAAGTTAGAGGCAACATTGAAGGGTGAGTTAGCTAATGAACCAGATTGGAACGCTTTATACGAAGCAGATCCTATTGCTTATGTCCGAGAAAAGGACATTTGGAATGAGAAGAAGCAAAAGCTGCAATCCGTACAAGCTGAACAACAAAGGACTCAACAAGAGGCCCAAGTTGAACGGCAAAAGAAACTCGCAGAGTTTGTTGATTACGGAAACCAACAGTTGCTACAACAAATTCCAGAATGGCAGAATAACGAAGTAGCTGGTAAAGAAAAACTAGCAATTCGTGATTACGGGATTAATGTCTTAGGCTATACGCCTCAAGAGATGGACTCAGTATATGATTATCGAGTTTTACTCGGTTTAAGAAATGCTTGGTTACAACAAAAGACAGTAGAAGCGACCAAGAAAAAGCCAACTGAAAAGAAGGCGGTGGCTCGGACAGCAAGACCTGGCACTTCAAACGTACCAAAAACTTCAACACCTGTGAAAAAAGCGCGTCAAAAATTAGCTAAATCTGGAAAAGTCCAGGATGCAGCTAAACTATTTGAACAAATAATTTAAACTTTTTAATATAGGTAAAATATCATGGCAAAAGTAACAAACGCTTTTGATACATATACAGCAACCTCTGATAGAGAACAGTTAAGTAATATTATTTACAACATCTCTCCTCAGACAACTCCGTTTATGTCATCAATCGGAAAAAACTCAATCAAGAACGTAGTTTTTGATTGGCAAACTGAATCTCTACCAACACCAGTTGGTACTGGAAATCTTGAAGGTTTTGAACTCTCAAGAGCAGCATCAACTGCTACTGTTAGAAATAGCAACGTAGCAATGATCTCCAAAAGAGATGCAACTGTAACTGGCTCTCAACAAGCTAGTGATCCAGCAGGTAAAAAGTCAGAAATGGCTCATCAACTTGCTATTATGTCTAAAGCACTTAAAAGAGATATGGAAACAGCTCTCTGTCAAAAAGGTGGAAAAACAACTGGTAATGCGACAACTGCTCGTTTAACTGGTGGTTTTGAGTCTTGGGTGAAAACCAATGTTGGTAACGCAGCAGGATCAACACCTACTGGTGGTGGAACAGCTCCAACAGACGGAACTCAAAGAGCTTTAACTGAAGCACTTTTAAAGGCTCAATTACAGTCTTGTTTCTCTAGTGGTGGAGAGCCTTCAATGGCAATCTGTGGGCCTGTTAATAAAGGAAAAATCTCAGGTTTTACTGGTAGAAGTTCAGCTCGTCAAATGATTGACGCTACTACTGTAGAAGCTAGTGTTTCTATTTATTCTTCAGACTTTGGAGAACTAAAAATCGTTCCATCTAACTTTAGTAGAGAAAGATCACTATTATTAGTAGATCCAGACTTTGCAAAAGTTTCTTACCTAAGAGACTTTGAAGCAGTCGACATTGCCACCATTGGTGATGCTGTTACTAAAATGATAGTCGTTGAATACGGACTTGAAGTGAGCAACGAAGCTGCTCATGGAGCAGTCGTTGATTTAACAACTACATAAGTTAGTTAGATTTAGGGTGGTGTAAAAGCCACCCGCCTTTTTATTTATGCCGATAAAACGAACTGTTACCGATCACACAACTGGCTACAAGTCAGAGTTCATCACCGAAGATGACAAGCTCGTTTATCACACTACCCAAGACGTTAATCCCGTCATTGACCACGTTAAGAAACTTAGAGATAATACAATTAAGCCTGGAAAGGATATGCGACACATCGCTGAAGTTCCAATGGTTGTTTATCAAAGAGCAGTCCGAGAAGGCTGGGATAGAGATAGAACAGCGTGGAAGAAATGGTTAAACAATCCAGATAACAACGTATTTAGAACATGGCAAGGTAAAGTATGACTTATGCAGAATTAAAAACTAATATCGCAAATTACTTAAATCGTTCAGATTTAACTTCATACATTGATACCTTTATTGACAGCACCGAAGCTGAACTCAATAGAAGATTACGCACAAAAGAAATGATTAAAAGAGCTACTGCAACAGCAGATAGCCAATATTTAACTGTACCGACAGATTGGCAAGAGGCCATCAACATAGAAATTACATCTAATAACTTTTCACCATTGTTTCAACAATCCATAGAAAGTTTAGACATTTATAGAAAAGCAAATAACAATGCAGTTGGTCAACCTGTTTATTATGCAATGGTAGATGACTCAATAGAATTAGCACCAACTCCTGACAGTTCTTATACCCTACAGCTCACTTACTATGCTAAAATAAATGCGTTAAGTGATTCTAATACGACTAACTTTGTTTCAACGGATCATCCAGACGTTTATTTATATGGTGCATTAAAACACGCCAGTATATTTTTAATGGAAGATGAAAGAATCCCTTTATTTACCAATCAATTTGAGAAGGCATTAGAGGAAATAAGATTAGAACAAGAAAAGGCTGCATTTGGAAAAGGATCTTTAATGCAGAGAAGAAAAACTTACGGCAAGACTGGTAAAAGAACTTATTACTGGGCGAACAATTAATTAGGAGAATAGAATGGCAGGATTTAGTGATTATTTAGAAGATAAAGTTTTAGATCATGTATTTGGTGGTACTGCTTATACAGCAGCATCAACTTTATATGTTGGTTTATATACATCAGCACCTTCCGATACAGGCGGTGGCACAGAGTGTTCTGGTGGTTCTTACGCCAGGAAAAGTATGCCAGCTATGACTGTATCAGGAACTTCTCCAACAACAGCAACCAATGGCGCAGCAGTAGAATTTGTAACTGCTACTGGTTCATGGGGAACTGTAACTCATGTTGGAGTTTTTGACGCAGCATCTAGTGGGAACTTACTTGCTTGGGCCGCTTTGACAACATCAAAAGCAGTAACAAGTGGTGATGTTTTCAGATTCAATGCTGGCGAACTAGACATTACTTTAGCTTAATAACATGGCCTCAGTAGGCTATGGCGCATATAACTACGGGATAGCTGCATTTGGCAATCCTCAATATGAAGTTGCATCCGCAACAATAGCTCAAACATCAGGTGTAACTGCCTCATCTAGCGTTCTTCTTGGTGCGTCTGCAACATCAGCACAAACAAGCGCATTTACTTCTGCTGGTACTTTAGTATTACTTGGCCAATCAACATCTGCTCAAACAAGTGGGTTTAGTGCAGCAGGTCAAATTGTTACTCTTGGTTCAGCCACATCAGCGCAAACATCAGGCTTTAGTGCTACAGCGCAATTAATTGACCTGGCATCAGCTACCATAGAACAAACCTCTGGGTTTAGTGCAACGGGTGGTATCTTACATTTAGGAGCATCAACGATTGCTCAAACCTCTGGCATGACAAGTGCTGGAGAAATAGTAAAAGACGGATCAGCAACCCTAGCTCAGACAAGTGGATTTAGTGCTGATTGTGTTTTAATCCATTTAGGATCGTCAACTATAGCTGAAACTTCTGGTATGAGTGGTGTTCCAGTATTCTCATTGGCTGGTTTTGCGACCATTGCACAAACAAGTGCATTTAGTGCTAATGCAAATAAAACGCATGGCGGGGTTTCCACGATAGCAGAAACAAGTGGTTTTTCTGCGATAGGTGGTTTAAAATGGAATGACCAGACTGTAGCGACTACGACTTATACAACGCAAACTCCAGCTACAACAACTTGGTCAAATCAGACACCATCAACAACGAATTGGACTGATATAGCAGCTTAAAACAGGTAATTTTTTATGGCAGATACATTTACAACAAACTTAAACATGACCAAACCAGAGGTCGGTGCATCTACCGATACCTGGGGAACAAAACTGAACGCAGATTTAGATACCCTTGATGCAATTTTTGGTGCAGGTGGTACAGCAGTCAGCATGGGAACTTTAACCATTGGTGTTAAGGCCCTTCTTCCAGACGGAACTGCTGCAGCTCCATCATTAACAAATACTGGTGATACTAACTGTGGTTTATATTTTAGCGCAGCAGATACATTGGCATTTACAGCAGGTGGAACTGGTCAAGTAACTTTTGCAGACGGAGTCATTGCGCCAATTACAACCAATGATGTTGACTTAGGTACAGCTTCATTAGAATTTAAAAATGCTTACTTTGACGGAACTGTAACCTCAGATGCTTTTGCAGGCCCATTAACAGGAAATGTTACTGGTAACTGTTCAGGATCTTCAGGCTCTACTACAGGAAATGCAGCCACAGCCACAGCACTTGCAACTGCAAGAACTATCGGTGGCGTAAGTTTTGATGGAACAGCAAACATTACACCAACAACTTTTGCAACAGCATCTTTTTCTGGTGTAGTTACTGCATCAACTTCAGCAAACATTACTCAAGTAGCATTAACTTCAAGCAGCAATGCAGTAGCTTGGGATGCACAAGCAGCGGCCAATGCCTATCATGTAACCACAGAAAATACGACCATTTCATCTCCTAGTAATTCAACAGAAGGTGCAATTATTACACTTGAACTGGCCCAGGGTGGAACTGCAAGAACGATAGCGTTCAATACAGCTTTTGAATTTGCAGGGAGTTCAGCACCAACTGTTACAGCTACCGCAAACAAAACTGACATCTTTAGTTTTAGATACAACGGATCAGTCTGGCAAGAAATCGGTAGAGTCCAAAACCTAGCACAAACCTAATATGGAAACCCTGCAACGAATGGCTAACAGAGGTAGTATATCTACTGCAGCTTATGATATTGATAACTCTTGTAAGTTTGAAGCTGATAATACTGAATACTTACACAGAACTGTATCAAGCACAGGTAATAGAGATGTAGGCACTATAAGTTTTTGGATTAAAAGAACAGAGCTTGGTGGTCATATGTATCTTTTTACATTTGGCGATACTGATAGTGACACTCAAAGAACATATGTCAAATTTCAAAACACCGACACATTAAGAGTTGGTGGTGGTACTACTCTTTGGAGAGAAACTAATAGAGTATTTCGTGATTGTTCAGCTTGGATGCACATAGTTGTTGCTTTTGATACAACAGATGGCACAGCAAACGATAGAATAAAAATATATATAAATGGAGTTCAGGAAACTTCTTTTTCTACTACGAACAACCCTAGTCAAAATGATGATTTAGGTATTAATTTTGAAAAACAAACCATAGGTTATAACAGTATTGATAATGACAGTCCTTTTAATGGATATATGGCTGATATATATTGTCAAGATGGTACAGCATCAGACCAAGATGACTTTGGCGAGTTTGATAGCGATACTGGTATTTGGATTCCTAAACAAGCTAGTGTTACTTATGGCACTAATGGATTTTTTTTAGACTTTGCAGATTCAGGAGATTTAGGTGATGATGAAAGTGGAAACGGTAACGACTTTACAGAAAACAACATAGCAGCAGCCGACCAATCAACAGATACTCCGACTAATAATTTTTGTACACTTAATCCTATTGTTAATTTTAAATACACAACCAATGGAATTACTGAAGGTGGAACAGAATTTGGGGATAATACAGGTGGTGGCGTTGGTGGTGCTTTTGGCACTATGGCAGTAACAGCAGGTAAATGGTATTGGGAAGTAAAACTTACTCAACAAAGCTCACATTATATAGGTGTAAGTGCTGTTGATGATGGCGATAATGTTACAGCCTCATCAGACCCACACCAAATCAATTCTAGTTTTAATTTTAATATAGCAGGAGCAAGAATTGAATATGTTAATGGTGGAACGTGGTCTTATGGTTCTGCTGATGCCTTTACTGATTTTCATAGTGCAGGAGATATTATAGGTATAGCTTTAAACATGGATGATAACCAAATTAGTATTTATGGTAATGGCACACTTCAAAGTGGTGTTGCAGCCTCTTCTTTATATGATGCAGCAAACAAAATGGTAGTGCCTTTACACGCAACTATTAATGATGAATGTCAATATAACTTTGGTGGTTATTCAGCTTGGACACCATCAAGTGCAGTAAATGATGAAAATGGATATGGTACATTCGAGTATTCTCCACCAAGTGGGTATTACGCATTATGCACAAAGAATTTAAGTGAGTTCGGAGGATAAATGGCAGATTACACAGCAATAGACGACCCTTCAGCATATTTTCAGACTAAACTTTATACAGGAACAGGCTCAGAGTTAGTTCTTACTAATGATGGTAACAGCGATATGCAACCTGATTTTGTTTGGATAAAACAAAGAAATATTGGTCAATATCATAATATATACGATTCAAATAGGGGAGCAACAACAATGCTTTACCCCGATTTAATAAATGCAGAATATAGTGCTGGAGAGTCTTTAAAAAGTTTTAATACAGATGGTTTTACTGTAGGAAACTATGGAACTGTTGGAACAAGTAGTGGTACTTATGCAGCATGGCAATGGAAAGCTAATGGTGGTACGACAACATCAGTTTCAGCATCAGGTACAGGAAGTGGTTGTGTAAATGCTTGTACGCATCAAGCTAATACTACAGCAGGATTCAGCATTATTACTTACACAGGCAGAGATGACCAGTTGAGTAATGGACAAGAATCAAAACTAACACATGGTTTAGGTGTTGCTCCAAGTGTTTTTATTTGTAAACGCAGAGATGGTAATAGTAATTGGTATTATTTAGGCGGTAAGATGGTAACAACGAATAACGGATGGAATAATGTCCATTTACTATTAAACCAAAGCGCAGCAGGAGATGGTAATTCTTATACAAGTAATACAGAACCTGACTCTACTTATATTTATTTAGGAAATCAATTAGTAAATACTGTAGATTCTTGGGTAGGCTATGCTTTCGCAGAAAAACAAGGCTACAGCAAGTTCGGTTCTTACAAGGGAAATTCACATTCAGGTGGTGATGGTCCTTTTATTTATACAGGTTTTGCTCCTGCTTGGGTTATGATAAAAAGAACTGATGCTGCAAATGATTGGGTTGTCCATACTTATAAACTTGGAACTATTTCTGGTACTGGAAGCGAAAAAGGCAATATAGGAAACGAAAATACTGCAGCATTACGAGCAAACGAAAACAGTGCGGTAGATAGCTGGGGTAGTATTGATATGCTTAGTAATGGTTTTAAACCAAGAAGCGATGCAGCATCAGAAAACGCATCAGGCACATACATCTACATGGCATTTGCAGAAAATCCATTCGTAACATCAACAGGCATACCAACAACAGCAAGATAGGAGTATAATTTTAATATGTGGGCATTAGTAGAAAACAACGAAGTAAGCAAGGTTTATACCAGACCTAAAGCAATAACCATTGGGGATGTATCTTATCCGCAAAATATTTTTATGCTTTGGTCAAGTTCTGAACTAGAAGCAATAGGTATTTATGAAATAATTGTAGATAACACCAATTATAAAGATCCAGCTTATTACATTAACACCAATCAAACTTTTGCGTTTGCAAGTGGAAAAGTAACTGCATCTTATGGCACAGCTACAGCAAGACCTTTAGATAATGTGCTTTTTACAGCACAAGACGAAACAGATGGTCTTGGTACAGAAGGAAAAGTAAAACAACCTGGAGTAAGACCGCCTAAGTTAGCTACTGTAGACTCTCAAGCATACGGACTTTTACAACCTAACGATTGGATGGTAGTTAAAGCTACAGAAACAAGCGGTACAGTTGCAAGCGATTGGACTACTTATAGAGCAGGAGTTAGAACAGCAGCCAATAGCATGAAAACTAAAATTAATGCAGTATCAACAGTTGATGCACTCGCAGCTTTGTATGTTTACAACGATGATGAACCACCAGTTCGACCATTGGGAGAATTTCCAACTCCACCAGAGGAGTAAAACATGGCGTTACTACCCGTAACTCCACCACCAGGAATCGTAACCAACGGAACTGATTACTCAAACAAAGGGCGTTGGGTAGACAGCGATCTTATTCGTTTTCAAAATGGCTCACTCAAACCTATCGGTGGTTGGGAAAAACTTAAAGACACAGCTCTTACTGGCACTCCAACAGGAATGTATGCCTATAAAACAAATGCGGGTAAAAGAGTTTTAGCTGTTGGTACAAGACAAAAGATTTATGTTTTATTTGATGATACTTGGTATGACATCACACCATCAGGTTTTGTAACTGACGCATCAACCGATGCACTTGGTTTTGGTGCATATCAATATGGCAAAGAAGATTACGGAGATGCAAGAAGTCAATCAGGTTTATTCTTTGATTCAGAGTCTTGGTCTTTTGATAACTTTGGTGAACACTTACTCTTTTGCTGTGCAAGTGATGGCAAAATTTATAAATGGCGACCAGATGCAGGTTCAGGCTCACCCGATGCAACAGGTATTGTTCTAACTAATGCTCCAATTAATTGTGCTGGTGTATTGGTTAGTAATGAACGACACGTTATCGCATTAGGTGCAAGTGGCGATCCAAGAAAAATTGCTTGGTCATCAAGAGAAACTACTACAACATGGACAGCAGCATCTACTAATACTGCTGGTGATTTACAAATACCAACAGGCGGTAAAATCCTAAGTGGTATTAAATGGCAAACAGACATAGTCATATTTACTGATACAGGTATTGCTAGAGTTTATTACGCTGGATCACCTTTTATTTATGGTATTCAAGATGCTGGAACAAACTGTCGTGTAACAGGCCCAAGAACAGTTGTCTCGGCTGGTAACTTCTTAGCATGGATGGGTGAAAATGCTTTCTTTATTTACGATGGTAATGTCAGAGAAATACCATGCGAAACCCATGACTTTGTATATGACAACTTAGTTTATAATTTCCGCAGGGTTTCATGTGGTGGACATAACTCAAACTTTAATGAAATTTGGTGGTTCTTTCCTACCACATTCTCAACGCCTAGCAAGTACGTTATATGGAACTACGCAGAGAATACTTGGTCTATAGGCGCTATGGACAGAGGTTGTTGGATTGACCAAGGTGTGTTTGATTATCCGATTGCCTGTGATGGTGATGGTTTTGTTTATCAACATGAAAGCACAACACTAAGTAATTCAACAGGTATTGGTTCTGCTGTTCCATTTGCAACAAGTGGGCCAATCGAGATAGGTAATGGCGATAACTATGTGCAATGTAATCAGATTATTCCTGATGAAGAAGCCAATACATTACCTGGTGTAACAATTAGTTTCAAAGGTCGATTTACTCCATTAGGAGCTGAACAAGACTTTGGATCATTTACTTTTGAAACAGATGGCTACACAGACGCAAGATTTACAGGTAGACAGGTATCTATGACAGTTACAGGAACTACCACACAAGATTTTAAAGTTGGTAATATAAGACTTAATTTACGCAACAGAGGGCGTAGGTAATGGCAAGAAGAGCCTTAACCAAGCCTGGTGAAAATTATGATGCTTCATACCAAAGCTATCTGGTAACAGAAATAGAATACCGAGATGGTTTAAGTTTTAAAAAAGGCGAACGTATTGAAGCCAATGGTGGCGATCAAACAGAAGTCGTTTTAGTGAGTCCAAATGGAACTAAGTATAAAATCACAGTCGACAATAGCGGAAACCTCTCTACCACCCAAGTCGCGTAAGGAAGATTGGGAAGTAGAGTTTGATAGGTGTGAGCATTGGATTTCTAGTGCAATTAAGCATCAAGACAGTTATAATCTAGGTGATATTAAAGAAAAAATAGAGGCTGGAATATTTCATATTTGGGCTGGTAAAAAATCAGTCATGATTACAGAAATCGTGGAATACCCTAGAATGAAAGCCTTAAACCTCCTGTTTTGTGGTGGTGATTATTCAGAGCTAGAAGAAATGTTACCTAGCCTTGAACAGTTTGCCAGACATTTTGGCTGTAAGAGACTTTATGGCGGTGGCAGGAAAGGGTGGTTAAGAAAGATTAAACACCTTGGTTTTGAAACAGAATATTTAATTAGAAAAGAATTATGAGTAAAGGAAAAAGCACTACATCTACAACAACTGATCCACAACAAATGGCTATATACTCAGACCTATATGATAGGTCTAAGTCGATAGCAGGACAGCCTTTTGTACCCTATACAGGTGCAAGAGTAGCAGGATTTAATCCAGATCAACTACAAGGTTTTGATTCAACCAGGGGTATGTTTCAAGATTCTATGTCTTATGATCCAAGAGGATTATTGTCTGACATGGGTACACAACCATTAGACATTCAATCATTTCAAAATCCTTACAATACACAAGTCATTGACCAATCTTTGGCTGACTTAGATAGAGCAAGACAAATAAGATTACAAAGCGATCAAGACGCAGCTATTGGAGCTGGTGCATTTGGTGGATCTCGTTCTGCTTTATTAGAAGCTGAAACCAATAGAAACTTTGCCGATCAAGCAGCTAGAACATCAAGCAATCTTAGACAGTCTGGTTATAACAATGCTTTAAATGCAGCAATGCAAGACAGAAACTTTAGAACTGGCATACAATCAGGATTGTTAAGCGATCAATACAAAAACCTTGGTTTCTTATCTGGCATCGGTTCTCAACAACAAGGACTACAACAAAGAGGCATGGATGCTGGTTACAACGAGTTCATGCGAGCTTTACAGTATGGCCCACAACAACTTGGCTTATTGGCGCAAGGTGTTAGTGCGTTGCCTACGCAGACCAATACAACGCAAAGTCAAAAAACTGGAATGGGTGATGTATTAGGAACTGCTGCTCAATTAGCAGGATCATATTTTATTGGTCAATCAGATGAAAGGTTAAAAGAAGATATATCTTATCTAGGAAAATCTAGCGATGGTTACAATATATATACTTGGAAGTGGAATAATATAGCTAAAAAATTAGGCATTAATAATCCTACCATTGGAGTTTTAGCGCAAGAAGTTATTAAACTTACACCTAGCGCAGTTTTAAAAGATGAACATGGTTATTACATGGTTAATTACGGAGCATTGTAAATGGCTATTAATCCATACACGAATACAAACTTTAACCCTATGGGTTTTTTCAATAACAATACTAATTCAGCACAAACAATGACTGAACCTGGTAATTTAAACTTATTAAGCGTTGATCCCATTCAGGTTCAACAAGCACAAGCACAAAAACAGATTAAAGATGCTGAAGATTTTGCAAAAAAACAATTTAGAGGAAATATGTTAATGGCTTTGGGAGATGCTTTAAAAGGTCAAGATGTAAGTAAAAATTATTTAGCAAGACAACAACATCTTCAAGCTCAAAAAGCTGCGGAAGAAAAAAGAAAACAAGGCTTGGCATTAGGTGAGTCAGCTTACGACTACATTTTAAAAACTACAGGCAACGCTAATATGGCAATGTTGGCAAAAAATAATCCAGCCATTGCTGAAGATGTTGTTGGTAATATTTTTGACTCTACTGGTTCTGGCGATACTACTTTAATTGGTAATGTGAAATATATAGATTCTTTATATAAAAGAAGAGATAAGTTTCCTGTAAATTCAAAAGCCTATAATGATTTAAACAATGCTATTAGAAATGCAGAGGCAGGAATTGGAGCATATAAATATGATGTTAATAGACAATCTCAATTAGCCGCAGAAACAACAGCAGCAGAACAAGGTAGGATTGGTCAATCTGTATTAACCGATGCTCAAATAAACTCAGACAAAGCCTTTGGCGATTGGTACACAAAAGAGTGGTTGGTAAAAGGTGGTGGAAATACAGAACAAACTTACATAGAAAGTTTAAAAGGCGTAAGAGATGTTTTAGCTGATGCAGAAAAGTCTGGTGAAAGCATTTCAGGTGTTAGCCAAGGAATATTATCAAAATATCCTACTTTACAAGCATTTTTTAATCCAGAGGGAGCTATTGTACAAGACAGGATAGCCTCAGTAGCACAGTTAAGTCTTAAAGCTATTTTAGGTGGTCAGTTCTCTGAAAGAGAGGGTGAACTGTTAATACAAAGAGCATACAATCCATTGCTAAGTGAAGCAGAAAACTTAGAAAGATTAACTCAATTAATTAATAGAATTGATAAAGCAGAAAATTATAAAAAATCGTTAGTTGATTACTATGAAAAAAATAATAGCATTGCTGGATTTAAAGGTCAGAAGTATGCAGAAGAAGATTTTAGAAGCGATATAGAATCTTTCTATAGACAAGACATGAAACTATTAACTGATGATGCGTTACAGCAAGAATATGTGAACACAGACGAAGATTCAATATATTTTAAAGTTCTTAGAGAAGAAGTTATAAAAAGAAATAAATGAAAAGCCTAGAAGAATTAGACAAGTTAAAAGCAAGCGGTAGCACAACGTCTACTAAACCAACTGGCGATAGTAATTTTGGTGATATTGTTCGTAGTGCCATAGGACAAGGATTTATGCTTGGTTATGGTGATGAAGCTGAAGCCTTTGTTAGATCTCTTGGAAGCAAAAGAGAATACAAAGATATTGTAGGCGATATAAGAAACGACATAGATACATTTAGAAAAAAAAATCCTGGTGTTGCTATTACATCAGAAATAGCTGGTGCAATAATTCCATCTATAGTTGCAGGGTTAGCTACTGGCGGAACTGGAACTGCTGGAGTATTAGGTACAACCGCAGCAAGAGTTGCTGCTACAGCACCTAGAACAGCAAAAGTTCTTAAAACAGTTGCACCACAAGCTGCTGTAGGCGGAGTTTATGGTTCTGGTGTATCTGAGGGTGATATAGGAGACAGAGTTAAAAGTGGAGCTGTCTCTGCTGGTATCTCAGGAACAGTTGGGCCTGTTGCACAAAAGGTTTTACCAATAGTAGGATCAGGCGCAAGAGACTTAATTAAAAAGGGCGTTCAATTAACACCTGGTCAAGCAACTGGTAATACAGTTGTTGGTGGTGCTTTAAAAAATTTAGAAGAAACTTTAAATCTTGTTCCTTTACTTGGTACACAAAAAGCATTAGACCGATCTGTTACATCATTTAATAAAGCTGTTTACAATGACATTGCTAAAAAAATTAATGTAAAGATACCATCTAACATTTCTGCTGATGACATTCCTAATTTCATATTTAATGAAACAACCAAAGCTCTTAATAAATCTGCTTCAGGATTACAAATTAAAGGTGCAAAAGAATTTAATAAACAAATAAACAATATTATTGAAGATGCGTCAAAAGGCTTAACAAAAGCTGAACAAAATGTTTTAAGTAGAAGGTTGGCAAGACTTACAGGAAACTCAGACGATGTTATTAGTGGAAAATCAGTACAAGATATTGATAGAACATTAAGACAATTAAAAACAAGTTATTCAACAAATCCAGATCCTTCTTCAAAATTTATACTAGATGCAGTTAATGATATTGATGATCTTTTTATTAGCAAATTAAGTGGTAAAGGAAACTCCGTTGCTAATTATAAAAACGCAAAAAGTGCGTATGGTGATTTTATGACTACTGCAAAAGCAGGCACTTCCTCTGTTAATGATAATATTTTTACACCCAATCAATTACTAAGAGCATCTAAAGCTGCTGATAAAAGTGTTGGTAAAAAACAAACATTCTTAAACCAAGGAAGGATGCAAGACATAGGAAAACAAGGTCAAGATATATTAGGTAGAAACATCGGAGACTCAGGAACAACTATTAGATCCGCAGCTTTAAATATGATGTCTGGAGCAGGTATGGGTGGCGCTAGTTATGCAGGTGGCCCAGCAGTTGCAATTCCAGCAGCAACGTACATGGCAGGATTACAAACACCACAAACAACAAGAGCTTTATTAGAGTTATTAAACGCATTTGGTAGAGGAACATCAGCAACAGTTCCTATGGCATCAGCTTACGGAACACAAGCAATAACTGACTAATAAACCATGTCCAGAAAGACGGAAAGGATTGGTCGTAGTGGCGAGTTCTTGACTGCCTCAGTTCTCTCTCTTATATCCGATACAGTTTCAGTTATCCCACATGGTTCTCATGCAGACATATTGTTTGAGTGGGAAGATAAAATTTATAAATGCCAGGTCAAAACCAAAAGTAAAATAGGAACACATGATGGTGGCTGGCGTTTTGATTTTCGTAGGGGATCTCATACAAAAAATAGAAACTATAATAAAGGTAATATAGACATCTATGCTTTGGTTTCTTTAGAACATCAAACAATATGTTTTTACCCTTTTTCTTGCGCTAAAACTCAAACTACTATATCGGATCAAATTATGAAAAATCTTTGCTCATTGGACAGTTTTGAAACTGCAATGGGAGAAATAAAAACGGCAACTGTATGACAAATATGGTGTCATACAAAGATGATTCATTGGTTGCAATAGGCTAGTTTTTGGCTTAAAACAGCCGTTTGGGTGTTTAGCTCAGCTGGTAGAGCATCTCGTTTACACCAATGTAAATACACATCACCACAAATCACTATACATCATTAATCCAGGGAAACACTTGCAAAAGTGTCATACTTGATTCATTATTCATACTATAAATACACAAACAACACATAGGTGTTGTCAAATGTATGACAAATGAGGGGAGAAAGGATGGATAAGAAAATTGTTTTTAAAAAAATGGGAACACCACAAGAATCAAGGCTGACTCGTCAATGGCAATATGTGCCAGGTCTTTCAAAGTACCAATACGAAGATTGGACTATTGAAAATTCTTGCGGTTGGTGGGATGTTTTTAAGGGCCATGAAATGAGATTACATGGTTGCAGCTATAAAGAGGCTAGGGAGTTCGTAATAAACGAAGTCAACAAACAACAAGAATGAAAGCGACAACTGGAAAATTTACAGAACTATCTAAAACACTAGGCAGGTGCGTGAGTGTGGCAGATAGTCCTTGCATTGGGGTTTGTTCAACCTCGGCAATGCCTGACGATGATCGTTGTGTAGGCTGTGGGAGAACAAGAACAGAGGTAATAGATTGGGAGAAATATTCAGACCTCGAAAAGAAAATAATTAACTTGCGTAATGCAAGTGAAAACTTTGGAATAAGACATCTACAAACTAGGAGCAAAGATGAAATACAAGAACGACACACAGGTACAGGCACTTAAAATATATCCAACTGGTTATTACGTTTACTACAGAATTAATGGTAAGCGCAGGAGCATGAAGTTAGGATCTCTGGACTTACCTATTAAAGTAGCAAGAAACCTAGCACAAAAGAACTTGGGCCTAGTAGCTACTGGAATAGATCCAATGGATAAGAAGAACAAGCTCACATTAGATGAGGCGTTTACTAACTATGTGCAAAAACTTACCAACAAAGGATCAAATAGTGCAAAGCAATATACCGCAATTTATGAAAAGGATATTAAGAAACAATTTGGTCATAAACATTTAGATGAGATTTCTGACAGCGAGATACAAACACTACATGACAAGGTAACTCAACGTGCGCCTATAGCAGCTAACAAATGCCTGGAAGTATTAAAGGCAACTTATCGTCATGCCAAAATTAAAGACCATCCAGTAGACGGAATAGAAAAGAATCCAGAGGCTAAACGTAAACGCTATCTAACTGAAGAGGAGCTGAATGGTGTGGTTAAAATATTAAACTCTAAATCGAAGATACCAGAACTAGCGAACTCAGTTGCATTTATTTGGTTGTTAATATTAACAGGTGCAAGGTGTGGTGAGGTGGCTGGTGCTAGGTGGTCAGATCTTCAGGATAATAAACTCACATTAAAAAACCATAAGACGATGCGATATGGTGATGACAGAGTTATTTATTTATCTAAACAAGCCATGAACATTATCAATGCTTTGCCAAGAACAAGTGGCACGATAGTTGGGATCGGTAGTCCGAGAAAGTTTTGGGATGGAATCAGAAAACAAATCAACGCACCAGATTTAAGGTTGCATGATCTTCGACATAGCTACGCATCTTTTGGTATTGGTTTAGATATGAACCTAAGTATGGTCGGTAATTTATTGGGCCATAGAGATATTGCAGCGACTCAACGCTATGCACATATCCATGAAAAGGTGTCAGTTGAGAACGCACAGAAGATTGGCGACCATATTCAGAAGATTATTATGAATGGCTAATTTTTGGTGATTTTAAAGAAAAGTTGATGCACACAAAGCCACCAGAGGCGTTTATTTGACTTGGTCTAAGGTTTAGTATTAACCAAACAAAGGCGTTCTTAGAAACGATCTAAAGGCTTATTAGTACAATAATGCTACAAACTAAGCCAACCAGGGCAAATCTCATTATTTCTTCGTGGTTCATGTTATTTTTTACAGCTCTTTGTAATGCTCAATCAATTTGTTGAGATACCAAGCAGCTTTCTCTAAGTCCTGGATGTTTTCTTCTTTGTCTTTGTAACGATAAAAGTATTTCCAAATGTTTCCCTCTAAATAAGATGGAAAATTATTTGAACCGACACGATCTTTTATTAAATCAATACACTCTATCGCACCTTGATAGTGTGCTGGTTTGTTTACCATATCTTTTTCCCCTTTCATTGCTTGATTCCATTCTTCAGGTGTTGCGTTATCTATAGACATTTTTTGCTCCGTGTAAATTTAAAATTTTTTTTTAAAAATTAATTTTTTTTATTGCAAATTAAAAAAATATTTTTATAAGATTTTTTTTTTAAAATTTGCTTTCTTAAAAAACTATGTAGTAGAATAACATAATCGTGAACAATGAGGTAAATAAATGAACAATAAAGTTTGGCTTACACAAGAGGAGCTTGCAGAAAGATGGAGAAAATCTCCAAGAACACTAGCTAACTATCGGGCGCAAGGTAAAGGCCCAGCCTATTCCAAAATGGGTGGTAAAGTTCTTTATGATCTTCAGGTTATAGAAGAAACAGAAAACAAATCAACAATCGAACCAGTCGCAAGTTAATTCGTTACTGTGGGGTTGAAAGACCGAAAATTATCAATGATAGAGGAGAACTATATTGGCTCATGCAACACTAGCACCGAGTAGCATATCAAGGGTTATAAGATGTCCTGGTTCAGCGATACCCAACGCACAAGCTCCCTCATCATCAAGTTTTCCTGCTGCGAGAGGAACAGCAATACATGAGATGTGTGAACAATTATTAAAAGACAGATTAGACGGAGTTACCTTATCAGATTATTGGTTGGGTAAGACAGTTGAGTTAGAGGGTTTCGCCATAGAGATAGGCTTAGAAGAAATAATAATAGCTGAAACTTACGTCAACTACATTAGACAAAGAACCGAAGAACTTAATGGCAAACTTTTGATAGAAGAGAAAGTTTATCTTAATGAAATCAGCGATGACTGTTGGGGAACAGCAGACGCAGTCATTTTAGGAGAAGGCAATCGTATGGTGGTTGCAGATTTAAAGTCTGGTAATTTTCCAGTCGATGTAAATTTTAACGAACAATTAATGACATATAGTTTGGGCGCACTAGCTCGGTGGGGAGATGAAAATACTGTGGTTGAAATGACGATCATCCAACCAAGTAAAAAATCTTTTCACAGAGATGGCCCTATTAGAAGTTTTGATATTCAAGCTGTCGATCTAGTAGATTGGGGTTTCAATATTTTAAAACCAGCGTGTGAGGAAGCTATGGACAAAGATCCATCCTACAACGCTGGAGATTGGTGTCGGTTTTGTGCTTACAAACCCGATTGTTTAACATTTCAAAAACATCAGGAAGGTGAAAAATTAAAAAAGTGTTAGTCGCTTGTGAATATAGCGGAACAGTTAGAGATGAGTTTTTAAAGTTAGGATTTGATGCTTACTCTTGCGATATTCTACCTTGCGAAAGTGTATATTGTTCCGACCAATCCCGACATTATCAACGTGATGTTATAGAAATATTAAATCAAAATTGGGATTTAATGATTGCTCATCCTCCTTGCACTCACTTATCAGTAAGTGGATCAAGGTGGTTTACTGAGGGTAAAAAGCCAATGCACTTACGAGATGAAGCAATAGCTTTTGTCCAAAAACTTATGGATGCTGATATAAAACATATCGCAATAGAAAATCCCGTAAGTGTCATTTCATCTTATATAAGAAAGTCAGACCAAATGATTAACCCATATCAATTTGGACATAAAGAATACAAAAGAACCTGCTTATGGTTAAAAGATTTACCCAAGCTAATTGAAACTCATAATGTGAAAGCAGAAACAGATCAATTACACCCCAAAGAAAAAAATAGAATTTGGTGGTTAGGAAGTGGCAAAGGTAAAGAAAGGAGTCTGTTTTATCAAGGAATTGCTAAAGCTATGGCTAAACAATGGGGTGATTATATTACCCAAAACAATGGAGAAGAAAAATGAAAGAAGAAGAGAAAGCGTTATTGTCATTTAATGACAATGACGGAAACCCCAGGGAAATCTATAACAAAGATTTAACTGATAATATTCGACCTTTGGTCATAGAAATCCAACAGGATTTAAAAGCCGAACAAGAATTAGAACCACAACATGATGAAGCAATTAGAATTGTTCATCACATGGCTTCTATTCAAAAGAATATACGAAATGCACTAGAGAAACTTGAGGCTAAATTACCGCCTTATAAAAAGCCAGTAAAAATTCATGGCGTTGATGAGGTGAAAAAATGAGCTTAGAGTGGATTCAAAAGAAAGCAAAAGCGAAACCAAGCATTGTAATTATCTATGGGCCATCTGGTCTTGGTAAAACTACATTAGCCATTGGTAGCAAAAATCCTATCATGTTACAGACTGAAGAGGGTTTGGGAATATTAACTAAGAAAAGAGAAATAGCACACTCTGGTTTAATAAAAGATTACGACACTTTTATTGATAGGTTGAATAAGTTAATAAATACAGACGATTTGCCTTTTGATACTTTGGTTGTTGATAGTCTGGATTGGTTAGAACCATTAGTCCATGTTAAAACTTGCGAAGTTCACAAGCAACCAAGCATAGAGTCGTTCGGCTATGGTCGTGGTTTTTCAGAGGCAACTAAATACTGGCGAGAAATACTTGATCTGGTTAATAGGCTTAGAAATGAAAAGTCTATGCGAATTGTTTTGATTGCACACAATCAGATTAAAACATTCCATGATCCATCTACTGAAAGTTATGACCGCCACGAACTCAAACTTAATAAACACGCATCAGCCTTAGTTCTTGAAGCTAGTGATATGTGTTTGTTCCTTAATTACAAAAAAGGAACTGTTAAGGTTCAAGGTAACAAAGGTCTTACCAGCAAAACTGTTCAGTCAGGCAGAGTTTTAGTTACGACTGAATCACCTGCTGCGGTTGCTAAAAATAGATATGGTTTACCAGAGGAAATACCAGTTGTTGAAGAAGGCGATGATTTTATTGTCAGAGCTGAAAAGACTTGGGCCGAGATTGGTAAGTTAATCAATAAATCCTAATGGCATTACAAATTAGCCATGACGATGCTCTGTACTACATGAAGAGAGCAAAGGTTTTATTAGATCATGTTGAAGAACAAAATGGGGAAAACGATCACATCCTACCCATTGGCGGTAACAAGGAGTTGGTAGAGATTATCAAAGACTTGTTATTCTTGATTGATCGTACAGGCGACTTTGAAGAGTACGATCTCGGATAAGTTTTTTTTAGTGTTAATTTTTTTACGGAGGTAATTATGGTTGATTTAACACAATATAATGGCGGTGAGGCGTTTGATACTGCAAATGCAAATGGGAGTGGCGGAAGTTCTTTAGAACCAGGTCGCTACACTTTGCATTATGCTGGTTCAGATATGATAGAGGGAAAGAACAACTGGAAAGCGTTAAAGATGCTTTTTGAAGTTGACGGAACGACTATCAATGTCAGCAACACTTTTACTATGGGATCTGATAATCCTAAAGCAGTAGACATAGGGCAAAACTCTTTGATGCTGTTTATGAACGCAGTAGGATTAAACTCAATGAAAAATACTGACCAACTTGTAGGCAAGTCAGTATCAGCAGAGTTAGTTAGAGCTGAGTCTGGTTATTTAGAAATCAAAGAAGATTTCGGTAAAACTTGGCAAGAAGTAAGCAAAGCTAAGTCTGAGCCAAAGGTCGAAGAAAAAGCTGATGATACAGACCACAGCGAGAACATCCCCTTCTAGCCATGACCTTAAATATCGGAGGCCCAGTCTTTGTGGTTATTGCAGAGGCTTGGCTTCCCCGATGTTTGTCATGGTTGGTAATAAGATGTTTGGGGGGTGTTCACTAGATCACCTGGATAAAATTAAACGAGGAGAAAAGATGCAAGAGATAAAAAATTTTGCGCAAGTTTCTGAGGAAGGACTTGATTACGCTTTGGGGAAAAGCAAAGACATTTATTTAGATACAAAAAAAGAAACAGGATCATTTGAATTACACAAGTGGTCAAAAGAACAGAGGTTGGCATTTGTCCGATCTCTTGTGCGCTCTTATCTGAATCATGCTCATCATCAAGCAAAGACAGGTGAGAGCAGGAAATGAAAATTAAGATACCCAAAAATTTATACACAGACCTAGAAATAGAGCAATGCAGAGTAAAATTAATAAGCTATCTGCAACGAAATTATGGTGAACAATACTTGAGTAACGCTTTTATCAGAAGTCTTGCTAAAGAAAATAATATCTACCATGAAACATTAGAAAAATTTATTAATCGTAAAAAGATAAGTTCTGGGGTTTTGTGTAAGCTCGTCAAAAAATTAAATGACTGATCTAACACAGTTTTTTGGAGAAGAGGGCCTAGCGATAGATCCTAACTTTGCTTTTGCCAATAAGGGTAAAAGTATTCAAGACCTAATGAACGAGATGCAGACGCATGGTTTGTTGGTTGATTATATAGACATGAGCGGTGATTTAGTTCGCTGTAAAGTTGGAGCAGTTGCAAACTGTCGACCTGATAAAGTAGGCGAGGCATCTGGGTATTATGTTTTCAATCAGATCGACCACGAAAAATTTGTTTGCGTCTTTGGTAATTGGCGCAGTTCTTTTGAGGGGAAGTTCCTTAGTTATTCAGCCAATGATTTAACACCTGTAGAAAAGCAAGACCTACAGCGTAAGTTGGAAGAGGCTAATGCCAGGAGACAAGAAGCTAAAGAAAAGCAACAAGAAGAAGTTGCTGTATACGCAAAAGAAAAGTTTGAGTCGGCTGAAGAGGTTGTTCAACATAAGTATCTGGATGTAAAAAGTGTTAAAAGTTATGGTCTAAAACAAGTAAATGGCAACCTACTTGTCGGTGTGTATTCTATCACCAAAAATGATAACGGAACATTAGCAAAAGACATAAAAAGTCTACAATATATTTTTCCAAACGGAGATAAAAAGTTTGTTGGTGGTGGAGCTGTCAGAGGCAACGTGAACCTTATTGGTTGCGATGTGAATGATCTGTTGCACTTACCAAATCTTATCGTCTGTGAGGGTTATGCGACAGCAGGTTCGATCTATGAGAGTACAGGTGTTCCTTGCTTGGTGGTATTTAGTGCGAACTTTTGTTTGCCAGCTCTCAGCAGATTAAGAGAAATAATTGGTAGTAACTGTAAATTTATTTTAGCGTTAGACAATGATGAAAACCAAGTCGGCAACACTAAGGCCAACGAAGTTGCGACAGCAGTTTTAAATTGTGTAACCAGATTGCCAAGCATCATTGGTGATTACAATGATTTAGCAAGACAACAGGGGAATGAGCAAGTCAAACTCGAACTGTTAGACTCCAAGTTTAACATTCGACAATATGCCATTCGGAATCTAGTAAACTCTCCTCCTCAGACTGAGTGGTTAGTAGACTCGTTTGTTCCCCTCTCGAAACCCGGCATCATTGCTGCGGTCGGTGGCGTTGGTAAAAGTCTAAGTGTCATTCAGTTGGCATTAGGCATTGCAACAGGTGGTAGTTGGTGGGGAAAGAAAATACTACAACAAGGTAACAGCGTAATCTTTGCAGCCGAGGATGATTTAAGTGAGATCCACAGGAGAATAGATCTACTTGATCCAAAAGGTGAGAGGTTTGATTCACCTTACGATGTTTATGTGTTTCCTATTCCTGAACAAAAAGAGCCAATGATCTTATTAAGAGAAGAAGGCATTACTCCTATTGGTCAAGAGTTGGTCGATGAATTAAAGATGATACCTAATTTAAAGTTATGTTGTTTTGATCCTCTCCAGGCATTTACTACAGGCAATGTTTCTAGCTCTAACGAAGTGGGCCAATTATGGGGTTCTTATTGTGCGAACATAAGTGCCAGAATTGGTTGTAGCACTTTAACAGTTCATCATCTTAATAAAGGTGCATTAACGAATGACTCTGACGATGCTCTTACGCATCGTGCTGAAATTCGTGGAGCATCATCAATTACAGACTCAGTTAGATTTGCGATAGCAATGTGGTTAGCTGACGAAGAAACGTGCGAAAGAATTTGTGCAGAACAAGGCATAGACTTCAACCGAATGGCAGTTGTTAAAGCTGCATTAGTAAAAAGTAATTCAGGTAACGTGGATTACGGAATCAAAACTTTGATCCGTAAAGAAGCAGTTTTAGAAATCTTAGACGGAAGTAAATCATTTGAATGGAATTAGTCGCAAAGTTGATTTGTGATTAATCGTGATGTTACAATTTTAGTCCTAGCATTAATTAAAGGAGAAAGGAGAGATGAATGTATTAAGTTTGTTTGACGGAATGAGTTGTGGAATGATCGCTTTAGATCGTTTAGGAATCAAAGTTGATAATTATTACGCAAGTGAGATTGATAAGTATGCAATCCAAGTAAGCCAAGCCAATTACCCAGAGATTATTCAAGTGGGTGATATTACCAAGCTAGATTTATCTACCTTGCCGAAAATTGATTTAGTTATGGGTGGTTCACCCTGTCAAGGATTTAGCTTTGCAGGTAAACAGTTGGCGTTTGATGATCCTAGGTCAGCTTTATTCTTTGAGTTTGTTAAGTGTGTAGAAGAATTAAATCCTAAATATTTTTTATTAGAAAATGTGAAGATGAAAAAAGAATACTTGGATATTATTTCTGAGTACATGGGAGTTGAACCTATTTTTATTAACAGCTCTTTGGTTAGCGCACAGTCAAGACAGAGATACTACTGGACTAACATTCCCGGGATTGAGCAACCTGAAGAGCGAGGCATAGTGCTACGCGACATATTAGAAGACCAAGTTGGTTCAGAACATTATGTTGGTGATAATATGCAAAAGAACTACAAAGGTGGTAATCAACTAAACCCTAACTATAAAAGCCAAGCTAACACCATACATAACTCAGATAAAAAATCTGGAACGATATGTGCAGGTACTCATGGTTATGCCAATGGTTATGTGGGTGACAAGCACAAACCTGTTAAACACACAGAACGCAATGCTAGACACCTCAAGCAGCTTGATGATAAATCTCTTTGTATGACTGCAACTATGTATAAAGGTGCAGGTAACAATGGCATGACTTTAGTGCCTCAAAAGTTAGTTGATGATACCAATGATTTACCAGAAAAGTCGCAAACAATTAAATCGCAGTATTACAAATCATCTAAAGCAAACTTTGAAAGAAGTGGCACTTTTCATGCAACAGGAATACCACAGAAGTTGGTTAGCGATAAACCTCAAAAAATACATGACATACCAAGAGATGTATTAAAAGATAACGAAAGGCAAAGAAGGGTTTATTCCAAAGAAGGCAAATCACCTACATTACTAGCAAGAGCTGACAGTCCTAAAGTAATGAAAAGCGATAAACCTCAACACATAGGAACAGCAGTTGATGTTAATGGACACGATATATTAAAGCGTGTGTATTCGCCTAATGGCAAGTCTCCAACTATTAATACGATGGGTGGTGGTAATAGAGAGCCGAAGGTGGTTGTTGGGGCCTATCGTGGTAGGTACAACGAGGATGGATCTACAAGTCAAAAGTTAGAGTTAAGAAAAGACGAAAAGACCAATACCATTACTACAGTACAAAAGGATAATGTTTTAACTAAAGATAAAGTCTATTGGCGAAAGCTAACACCCTTAGAGTGCGAGAGATTGCAAACTGTTCCTGATAATTACACCAATCATGTCAGCAACACTCAGCGTTATAAGATGCTTGGCAATGGTTGGACTATAGAAGTTATTGCTCACATTTTAAAGAACATGGAAGTATGAGCGATACAGTCAAAGCAGTTATATTTATCGAAGATGCGATTAATCTTAGCCACGAAGAGTTGAAGAAGAAGTTTAAAGAGGCGGTTGAGAACAATGAGATCAACCATTTTGAAATAAAAACGAGAGGTAAAAAAAATGATTAATTATCCATGCGGTTGGTTTGATGTTGAACAATTACCTGGAGGTTCAAGATGCCGACCAAGATAAAGCAGAGCGAAAAGGTAAGAAACAAAAAGACAGGTAAAATTATTACCGAACATTTTTATATTAAATGTGCCAGTAAAAAAGATTTAGTGGCTTTATTAGACAATGAATACACCAAGCCAAAAGTTAAACAAAAGGTAAGAAACGAATTAACTAAAAGAGGTATGACATTGTATGACACCAAGGAGGTAAAAAATGAAATGTTTTAATTGTAATGCCAACATGAAGTTGGAAAGAGAGAAAGATATCAGTCGATATAATGATTGTTTTGACATTAAACTCAGTTTTAAATGTTTGGAATGTGGAGCTGTAGCCAATGCTTATCCACCAAAAGATGATCCATTAGATGAAGCCATTAGACGAAGTGGTGAATATCATGGGTAAGGGAGATATGCCTCGCCCTGGAGCTTACTCACAAGAATATAAAGATAATTGGGAACGTATCTTTGGTGATAAGGCAAAAGCCAGAAAGAAAACACCAGACCATGCTAAGTCTAAAATACATAAAGATAAGACCAAATATGATCGAAATAAGGTAAAAAAGAAATAGTTTTTATGGAAGTTCTGTTAAGACTTTATAGAAGAACTGTTAAGACTTTATGGAAGATCTGTTAAGACTTTAACGTAATGTAGTTAAGCATATCCATAACATAACATGTACATATAGGGAGAAATGAGCTAAAGCTCATTTTCCCATCGAGGAGAAAGAGAGGTAATTAAATTGGTTGATAAGTTCTGGTGGATAACAACGGATAGTGTAATCGAGGAAGATGTTGGATTTGTGGCCTATGGGGTAGCGAAGAAGTATAAAAGTTTTGCGAAGTTAAAAGGCGTGGTCTGGAAGTGGTTTAGACGACAGGCAGGGAGAAGGGATCTTAATGCTGCTGAGACTTTGGTTTTATGGTCAATTTGCGAAAGACATCGCGCAGAGAGTATGAGTTGCAGAGATGCGTTTAGCTATTTAGCGAAGATGACAGGATTGACACCTAAAACAGTTGGTAAGGCGATTCAGTCTTTAGTGGATAAAAAAGTTATTTGGTTGGCAGTAGAGGGAGAGAGGATCTTGTTAAGGAAAGCAAGACGAAATGGGAGAAAGCATATTCTCCTTATTGGTTTAGGGGTGGCTTTGGTTGAGGAGGGAGATTAGAGGTTTTCAAATATCCTGATAGCTATATAAATACCTATCAGGACAGTAAGCCAAATTAAAAAACCTATGCCAAAGATAAAGCCTATTATCTCAATCATTTAAAACTTTGGTTTTTTTGCGTTTATCTCTTGGATATTCAATAACCACACGACCACTAGCAAAGCGTGTTTCTATTCTGCCTTTTCTAATGTCTAGCATGGTTATTTCTCCGTCCAGCTTTTCTTTGTCTAAGCGTTGGCGTTGTTCTTCTACTTTATCTGCGTATTGCATAATTTACTCCTATTGAAATGCTATTTGCTTTATTAAGTTTTCTATTGATCCTAAAGTTCTTTTCTCTTCAGGCGTTGGTGTTGGTTTCTTAACCAATGGTTTTCCTAAGTCAGCGAGTGCTTTAATTAGGACTTCTTTATCTTTTTCTGTTACTTGTAGTTTCATTAATGCCATTATTTTGTTCTCCATATTCTCCAGCCACCCTCAACAGTTCTTAACTTGAAGTCTTTGGTAAAGTTAGGCATGGCTTTGAGGTAGTTTGCAGCCCTACCTCTAAACCTCACAGCTTCCTCATAAACATCAAAGAAAACACTATCGCCAATCTCCATCGCAAAGATTGTTTTTCTGATCTCATCGTGCTTAGACCTATGATGCTTTTGCACATGATCTTCCATCAATATATTTTTTTCTATTTGCATTACGCTATCTCCCTTTGTCTCGCTCTACGCTCTCGCGCACCCTTGTTGTTTGCTTGTCTTGTATTCTCATTCTCCCATGCAAACCATTTCTCTATCAGAGCTGTCTTTAATTCTGCTTTGGTAAATGGCGTGTCGTTGGTAAGTATCTCGATGTCATTTGGTTTAATAATCTTGGTTTTATAACCATGCCAAATTTCTCGTTTGAGTTTAAAGCTACAATTACGATTGTAGTAGACATGAACTTGACCATTGTTTCCCCAAAAGTTGTCCGGGTCTTTCCAATCATTTGACCAACTACTGTTGTGTTCACCTTCGTTTAAATAAGTCTTTATATCTTCCATTACATTACTCCCTTGATAATGATTACCAGAGCCAACACAGTCGCTATGACAAAGATAATGTTCTCTGTCATTTCCCTAGCTACATCGTTCCATGGTTTAGGTTGTTTGGGCCTATTTAATTTATGTGCGAAGTCTTTCATTTTCTATCTCCTATAAAAATGGGTTAGTTATACCGCGAAAGCCGAGTATAAGACTCGGCTAAGGGGGTTCGCGGAAAAATTAAACTATATTTTAATAGTTGATTTTTTATTACAAACATATTCAAAATCTCTAACTGACTTTGAATTGTAAATAACTTTATTACTTTCCCAAGATTTAAAAACTGTTAAACCAACTTTGCTAATTGGCTCGCCGTAAGAATCTTCTTTATGAAACTTATAATCTAACAGTCTAATTAACGCCGTACCTAAAGATGATGTCTCCATAATGTCGCAAACACTATTCTTAACATCTACATTGTTATCAAAACAAATTATTCTATATCTCATACTATCTCTCCTAAAAAGCGTAGCCTTTATTGGCTACATAAGAATTATAACTCATAAAACATCACAAAAGTGCATGACAAGGGCAGAAAATAGGGGTTTTTGTATAAAAAGTGAGCTTTTTCCTATAAAATCGGCTTATAAAAGGGGTATTAATGGAACAAAAAGAACAAAAATTACCTAAAAAACGAGGAAGAAAGCCTATTAATATTGATTTGGTCGAATTGGAAAGGCTTTCTGGAATGGGATTGAGTGAGCGTCAAATCGCGTCAGCATTGGATATAAGCAATTCAACGCTCACCAGGAAAAAACATATTGAGCAAATAGAACACGCATTAAAAAGGGGGAGAGCGAAAGCTGTGGCCCAAGTTAGCTCAAAACTTTTTGACAATGCAATGGAAGGCAAAGAAACCTCTGCCATTTTCTTTCTTAAAAACAGAGATCCTGAAAATTGGAAAGATCGCCAAGAAGTAATCAACGCATCTATAAATTTAAATGATGTAATTAATGGCGCAAAGACCAGACTCGGCAGTTCTATGACAAATATAATTGATGCGAAAGAAATAAACCCTTTACATACAAGCGATGGAGAGGGGGAACAACTCGTTTCAAAGAAGTTGCAACAGAAAAAAACTAAGGGTTAAGCGTTGGCTATCTTATCTCCCCCAAATATTAGCCAATGGAAAGGAGGGAAAAACCCACAATGTCAGCTCCTCATATCGGATATTGTAAATACCCCCCCTTTCACTTTTTCGGCGGGGTTATTTATATGCAACTGTTGAACTAAAATTTTTTTATTTTTTTTAATATGAAATACGGAGTAAAACAAGAACAAGAACTCATGACCGAAATCTGGTCAATGAATATCAAAAACGATCCCTACAACTTTGTTAAGTTCATCTTCCCCTGGGGAGAACCAGGCACCCCCCTCGAAGAATTTACAGGCCCTCGCAAGTGGCAGGAAAAAATTTTACGA